TAGGTGAAGGTCAATATGACTTAACTGGGTCAGATGATATCGATGTTGAACAACTTCAAGCAGAAAAAGAAAAGTTTGAAAAATTGGCTTATCAATATGAATCAATTATTCGTCAACATGGATTAGCTGACTTACTTGGTAAAGAATTCTCAGATGAAGAGTTTATCTGCGTTAAGGGAATTGCTTCAATTAAGAAATTAGTTGTGAATGAAATTGTAACTAAAGATGATGTCAACATGTTTGATGTGCTTTATAGAAACTTAAATGTGATACGTGGAATTAAACCAGTTGCAGCTAAGAAAGAAAAGCCAAAGACTAGAGAAGAATTGGTTAGTATTATAAAAGGTGGAAAAGCATAGTGGACTATTCACAGATTCCTATTTATAAAAAGCAAGTACTGACTGAAGCTAAATATGCTTTCATAGTTGCTGATGCATACCATAGAGAAACTTTCTATAAAATTGTGATGCAAGGTTACAGATTGGTTGATAAGAAAGAGTTAGAAGATATTGATAGTTACTATATTGAAGTAGAGAAGATTTAATGACTATTATGAAGTTTCGACAAGTAATCGACCGTACGGAACTCTCAATTGAAGAGAGAGATGCACGTTGGGAACTTTGGAGACAAGGTGACTTATCTTGGAAACTAAAAGGATCACAGATTGATTTGTATAATGATATTATTGATCAATCAAAGGATGTAAGTGTTGGACTATGTACAAGACGTTATGGAAAATCTTCAACCGCATTAATTGCTGAAATTGAAGTTTGTATTCAACATCCTGATGCAATCGTAAAACATGCTTGTCCTACTCAAAAGATGGTCAAGAAGATGATGTATCCAGCATTGAAAGTAATTTTTCATGATGCTCCTCCAGAATTCGAATTAGAAAAACTTTGGAATGCTTCTGAAGGTGAATTAAGATTTCCAAATGGGTCAATGCTTACTATTGCAGGAACAGATGCAGGTAATGCGGATAATTTACGTGGAGCATACGCTCACTTAGTTGTTGCCGATGAAGCTGGGTTTATGGACGATTTAGACTATGTTATCAAATCGGTTTTACTCCCGCAGACTGATACAACTGGAGGTAAACTAATACTATTGTCTACTCCTAATTTTTATAATCCTCAACACGAGTTTCATACTGAATATGTTTTCCCAGCAGAAGCTAGTGGTAGCTTAGTTAAGTTCACAATTCATGACTCTCCGATGGTTGATGATAAAGAAAGAAAGAAAATTGTAAATCGTTTTAATAAAAAAGAAAATGATCCAAAATATCTTTGTGAGTATATGGTGGAGATTCCAAAAACTACAGAATCTACAGTTATACCCGAATTTTATATGAACAGAAAATCTATCATTGATCCTGATATGATTATACCATTAGAACCTGTTGATTTTTACACATCTGGTGATATCGGGGTAAAAGATTTAACGTGCTATCTTTTTGGATACTATGAGTTTAAAACTGCAACATTAAATATTGTTGATGAATGGGTAGCTAATGGTATGGAAATGACCACAGAAACGATTGCAGATGCTATTAAAATGAAAGAAGCTAAATGGTTCCACAACGAATTAGGTGACTATGTTAGACCATTTAAAAGAGTAATGGATAACGATTTAAAACTTATTAATGATTTGAGAATCATCCATGGTTTAAATTTTACCGCTACTAAAAAAGATAATAAAGTAGCTCAAGTTAACCAAACAAGATTATTATTTGGTGAAATAAGAATTAAGATTCATCCACGTTGTAAACATTTAATATACCATACAGAAAGCTGTCAATGGAAAGATGGAAAAGGTGTAGGAAATGAATTTGCACACTTGACAGATTCTATAGATGGTGATATAAAGGGAGGACACGCAGATGCTTTAGACGCACTTCTTTATATGGTAAGAAATGTAAATTTTAATCATAATCCGACCCCACATACTTCAATTCTATTATCAGAGAATCAACATTTGGGTAACGTAAATCAAGAAAAACCTAAGGCTAGTTTTATGAAAGCAATTTTAGGAATAAAAAGGAAATAATTAATGAATAACAGTATTTACTTCGCTAAAGACGTACCAGAAAATGCTATCGCTTATTTAGAAGATAAAGCAAAGACTTGGTATGATATCATGCAGTCCAATAATTACTTGGATAAGATGATTACCTCATGGGCATACTACTACGGAAAGTTTCACGATGCAAGTCATGAAATTACTTTTTCAGGTGAATCAGGAGAATTACTTAATTTTCCAATTGGTCACTATGGAAACATTGGTCGCCACATTTTAAACAATATTACAGGTTCTCGTCCAGCATTTCAATGTAGAGCAGTTAACACAGATAGAAAATCTATGGTACAAGCTGACTTGGGTAATGCCATTTTGAACTACTATGCCCGAGAAAAACGTTTTGAACGTAAATGGAAAAAAGCAGCAGAATACGCTGTTGTAATGGGTTCAGGATTTACTTTAACTGAGTGGAATTCTACTAAAGGTGGAATCTCTGGTTACAAAGATTTCGATCCAGAATTAATTTATTCATATGATGAATATGACAGACCACTAGATCAAGAAGGATTCTTACTTGAAAAGACTCCAATCTTTAGAGGTGATGTTGAGATGCGCGTTGTATCTCCATTAGATGTTGTATTTGACTTTACTAAAGATGATTCAGAATTAAATGATTGGTATCTTGTTAGAACTTTCATGAATAAGTATGATTTAGCTGCAAAGTTTCCAGAAAGAAGAGCTGAAATTTTAGCTATTGATTCTCGTTCATCTGCTAGAAGAATTTCATTGTCTCCATATGATGAAACTTGTGATATCCCAGTTTACCAATTCTTTCATAGATCGACAGAAGCATTAGCTGAAGGTCGTTATATGCTTTATTTAAACTCTGAATTATGTTTAGATGACGTAGCACTTCCTTATCCTGATTTACCAGTACAACGTATTAGTGCAGGTGATATTCTTGGGTCATCTTTCGGATATACTACTTTATTTGATTTAATTCCTATTCAAGATGCAGTTAACTCAGTTTATTCAACTGTTTTAACAAATCATAATGCGTTTGGTGTGCAAAATATTATTAATCCAACTGGTAACAACGTTGAGTTTTCTCAAGTTACTGATGGTATGAATTGGATTGAATATGATAAAGATGTTGGACCTCCTTCACCTTTACAAATGACTAAATCTTCTCCTGAATCTTATCAATTGATTAGTATTCTTGAAAAAGTTATGGAAACGGTTTCAGGGATTAACTCTGTTGCTCGTGGAAACCCAGAAGCTTCTTTAAAGTCAGGAACTGCGCTAGCATTGATTCAATCTCAAGCTATTCAGTTCATGAGTGGGTTACAACAAAATTATATACAGTTATTAGAAGATTCTTCTACTTTCGTGATAAATTTATTAAAAGAATTTGCTGATGAACCAAGAGTTATTGCCATTGCTGGTATTTCTAATACTAGTAGAATGAAGCAATTTAATAATAATGATATTACTAACATCAACAGAGTAATTTGTGATGTAGGTTCGGCACTCTTGAATACTCATGCTGGGCGTTGGCAAGTAGCTGAACAGTTAATTCAAATGGGACTTATAACTACTCCTGAGAAGGTATTAGAGCTTCTTACAACAGGTAGTTTAGTAAACATGACTCAAGGTACTACTGATGAGCTTGACGTTATTAGAGCAGAGAATGAGGCTTTAGTAAATGGGAACCCAATTATTGCGATTTCAATCGATCATCACGCTATGCACATTAGAGAGCATCGTGGAGTATTGAGTGACCCAACATTGCGTTTTGATACTGAACTAGTCCAAGCAACATTGGCTCATATTCAAGAACATATTACTCTACTTAGAGAGACAGACCCAGCGTTACTTGCCGTTATTGGTGAACAACCAGTTGGACCTCAACAAGGAAGTCCTCCACAGACTCAAGGTAATCCAAATGTTCCAAATGCAGGTAAAGTAGCCGATACAATGGCTCAACCTAATCCAGGAGATCTACCAGGGCTACCAACTCCAGCTAAACCTCCAGGAGAATTCCAAGGATTACCACAAAACCCTCAAGAGTTAATGGCTCAGCAGGGAGGATAATATGAATAAGAGAATTAGATATACAAAAAAAGATAACAAACTCGTTAGTATTGGTGAAGTCATCAGTACTAAGGGTGTTACTAAAGACTCTCGATACATTGTTGTTATAGATTTAGTTGCTAAAACTTATTATATCAAAAATGTTGTATCTCATAGGAAATATGAAGGTGGAGAAGGTGTAAATAATATGAATGTTCTCAAAAGGAATATTAAAAAGCATCTCGCGCATTTAGGAATTGAGTTTGAAAAAGAAGTTAGAAACAGAACCTTTGGAAAATGTGGCAAAAACTGGAATCAGTCGAAAGAATTAGAAAAAAGAAAATCAGAACAAGAAAATAATAGCCCATCATAACGACGGCTAAAACTAGTATATCCATAATGGACTACTTTTTAGGAGAATTAAATGTCAGAAGAAAGTACATCAAGCGAATCTATTGAAACTAGCCAAGGAGAGGACTCATCAAGTCTAGCTTCTGAGAGTAACAACGAAAGCGCAGGAGAAGTTGTAAATGAACTACAAGATCAAGTTCAAGCAGCGGTTGATGCAGGAGCATCTAAAGAAGAAATTAAAGAAATGATCGAAGAGTTTGAACTTAAAGTTAATGGGAAAACTATTAAACAAAAGCTTGATTGGAATGATAAAGAAGCAATCAAAAGAGAACTACAGAAAGCTCACGCCTTTAATGATGTATCACAAGAGTATGCATCTGTAAAGAAGCAATTAAACTCAAAGATTGAGCAGTGGAAGAAAGATCCAATTCAATTATTCAAAGATATGGGTATTGATAAAGAACAATTCTTAAAATCTGAGATTGAAAAGGAACTAGAAGATCTTCAATTGACTCCTCAAGAGAAGAAAATTAGAGAATTAGAAGCAAAACAAGCTGAATATGATGCTCGTGAAAAAGAAATGCAAGAAAGAGCAGAAGCTGCTGAACGTCAGAGACAAGATGAGCAAGCATTGTCAATACTTAGATCAGAAATTCAAGGTGCTTTAGCGGGACATCCATTTTTAAAGCCAAGTGAAGATACTGAAAGACGTATTGCTGATACAATGGCTGCTTATTCTGTAAAATATCCTGATATTACAGCAGAACAAGTGTTACCAATCGTAGAAGCTGATTATAAGCGTGAAATTGAGCATATTTTCAACAATATTCCAGAAGAATATATTGAAAAATTACTAAGTAAGACTGCTTTAGAGAAAATTGGTAAAAAAGCACCTAAACCAGTTGCTCCACCTAAGCCTAAAGTTATGCCAAAAACTATGAATCAAATTGCAGTTCCTACTGCTGGATCAGTTGAAGCAAAACAGAAAGCAGAAAATGCTAAGCCTAGAAGCTTTGAAGACATGATGAGTAGTAGATAATAATATTAATATAGGGAGTGAAATACCTCCCTTATTTTATGTAAAATATATATGCCAGAAACAAAAAAAGAAATAAATCGACGATATAATCAAAATAATAAAGATAGAATAAGTGAACAAAAAAGACAATACCGTTTAAAAAATAAAGAATGGATGAATAAAAATAGAAGAGAGCAGAGAAAAAATAAGAAAATTACAGAAAAGCAAAAAATAAAAATGAGTATTACTTCAAAAAAATGGGCAATTAAAAATAGAGAAAAATGCAGAGAAAGTTGCAGAAAATATAGAAAAAATAATCCAACAAAAAATCAAGCATCGAATGCTAGATGCCGAGCAAATAGAATAAAAAGAATACCTTCATGGTTAAATACTCAACATTTAGATGAAATTAAAGAATTATATAGACAGTCAAATAAATTGACTGAGATTACCGGAATTAGACATGAAGTCGATCATATTATACCATTGCAGGGTAAAAATGTAAGTGGGCTACATGTTCCTTGGAACTTAAGAGTAGTAACTTATTCGGAAAATAGAAAAAAACATAATAAATTGATTCTAGAATTGTTAGATAACTAATTGAAATGTTTAAAAAATTAAAAATAATTTAACAAAGTAATACACAAATCGACATAATCTGTATGTAGATAGTGATTTCTGTTTATGATTTGTTAAAAGTATTAGCAAAGATTCTAAGATACCCTTAAATGGATTCTATGATACCTGACCTTTAGAAAATAGCAAGTAATAAAATTGAGCGTAGCTTCTCAAAAACAAATAATAAAACAAAAAGGATAATTAAAAATGGCTTTACCAAACACAAGTGCCCCAGGTGGCGTTAACATGCAAGACATCATTGCCAACTATAAGGAAATCTATGGAGAGTTTCGCGACTTAATTCCATCAGACCTTAAGATGAGCAATATGGTTAAATTCGCTGCTGGTGACAAACAAATCGGTAACGAATATCACGAACCAGTAGTATTGAATATGGAAGGTGGTGTTACTTACGGTGGATCTGCTGGAGCAATCTACGATCTAAACAAGTACGTATCTCTTTCAGTTCAAGATGCAAAAGTTAAATCAGTAGAAATGATTCTTCGTTCTGCTATCTCAACTGCTGCTGTATCTCGTTCAGCTACAGACAAAAACTCTTTCAAAAGAGCATTAAAACTATTAATTGGTAACATGCAAAAATCAATGTTCCATAGACTTGAAGTTGCGTTACTATACGGACAAGATTCTATTGGTGTTGTTGGTACTGCTGCTATCAGTGGTGTAGATGCATCTCTAATCAACGTTGCAATTTCAGCTTCTGAATGGGCAACTGGTATCTGGGCTGGAACTAACAAGCATAAAGTTGATTTCTTATCAGCTTCTTTAGCTGCAAAAAGAACTACAACTCCTGCTGCTGCTTCACTTGTTATCTACGGATATGATTTCGAAAACAAAAGTGTTGTAATCCAAGCACAAGATGCTCAAGGTCAACCAGTATCTCTATCTGCAACTACTATCGTAGCTACAGATAAAATCTTCTTCCAAGGAGAAGTAACTGCGGGTTCAACTCCAGAACACTACAACATGATTGGTTTAAAAGCTATTGCTGAAAAGCGTGGTGTTTTATTCTCTATCAACAACGCTAACATTCCTCTTTTCCAAGGTAACATTGTTGAGCCAACTGGTGCTACTGCATCTGTTCCACTTACTCTAGATTTCGCTACAGTTGAAAAAGCTGCTGCAAAAGCTGCTGAGAAAGGTGTAACATCTGCTACTGCAACTTGTATGGTTTCTGTTAACTCATGGAACAACCTATTGACTGACCAAGCTGCTAAGAGACGTTACTCTGGTTCAGAAGTTGGAACTCTTAAAGAAGGTGGACGTGAACTTGAATTCCTTGGTCAAACAGGGTCTATCAAAATCGTTCCTTCAACTTTCGTAAAAGATGGATACTCTTTCGTATTCTCTGAAAAAGATCTAATGAGAATTGGATCATCTGATGTAACTATGGAACCACCAGGATTCGTAGGTGAGCCAATCAGATACCTTGAAGAGTCAAATGGATACCAGGCTAGAGCTTACTCTGACCAGTGTCTATTCACTTCTCGTCCAGGTGGAATCACTGTAATTCGTTACCTTAAAAACTAATAATTGAATTTATGCCCATTAGGAGAAATCTTAGTGGGCTTTATTTAATTACTAACTACAAGGAAACAAATTATGGAACTCACAGCACAACAAAAAGCAGCAATTAAAGGGTCAATCGTCGATCCAGATGTTGCAGCATTACTCATTGCTTTATTAGAAGCTGATTTACCTGCAAGGGTAGAAGCTCTAGAAGAAGCATAAAAACAACTCCCATTAGCCTGAGATTCGTCTTGGGCTTTTTTCTAAAAAGAATATAATATGAGTATAGAAGTACAAATAGATAATACGATATATAAAATCCCTATCTATGGGGAAAATAAGTGGGGAGAAAACACTACAGCATTGTTAGAAGCATTAGCTCAAGCAATTTCTAGCGTAGTCGGTCCTCAAGACATTTTAACACGAGAATCAATTTTAGCAAACAATCAAACAACTCCTGCACCAATCAATGGTATGCGTTTTGATACCAGTAGGGTGGAATCGGGAACAATTAATGGAGTTATTGTAAGAATATTTCCAGAAGCTTTATCACTTGAACCAAAGCAAGATACTTTTTTTATTGAAAGTGCTTCGTATCAAGGTAAGTTAGAATATAGCATTCGTTATACAGGATCGGATGCAGGTGTGCGTATCATTGGACAAGATAATGGTCAGTTTTTGTATGTTTCAACGGACGTAACAAACACTGAATCAATCTTCATAAAATTTAGGGGTTCCGCTATCGTTTCGGATGAAATATAATATGTTAGATTTATCAAAACCTGGAATATACTTTATAGAAAATATAGTAAATAATAAAATATATATTGGTAGCACAAATAGACCTTTATCAGTCCGACTCGGAGAACACAAAAGAAAGTTAAAAAGTAATTCACATCCCTGTGGTGCATTACAAAATGATTTTAATTTTTTTGGAATTAATAATTTTTCTTTTCAAATATTAGAAAATATACAAGATTTATCAAAAATAAGATTAATGGAAACTCAATGGATAAAAAGTATAAAACCTGAATATAATACTCATAATTCGGCACGTAAGGCTGTAGAATATACCCAAGAAGTCAGATTACGATACAGCAGAGCTAAAGGCGGAAAATCTTTCGAAGCATATGATTTAAATGGGAATTTTATTAAAACTTTTGATTTACAAACAGATTGTTCTAGAGAATTAGGAATTAAACAATCAAATTTATGGTCATGTCTTAATGGTAAGACAGATACTATTAAAGGGTATAGATTTAAATATGTAGGTGAAGATTTTAAATTTATACCTGCATCAAAAAAAGACAAAAAATGCTCTTTAAATATGGCAAAAAGTAAGTTTAAAGGAAAACTACTCGTATATAAAAATAACTTATTCATTGGGAAATATGATTCTCCTTTGGAAGCTAGTATTCATTTAAACTTAAAAAATAATTATATAAGAAACAAATTATCAAAAAATAAAAAAAATACAAAAGGTTATTTTTTTATTAAAGAGGAACTATAAAATGTCAGAAAAACGCTCACGCAATCCGATAGGAATTGAAAATTCACCAACGGATCTTACAACAAATCCACTTACTCGTGATGGAGAATTGGCTACAGATAGTTCTGATAGCAAATTAAAAGTTA